CGGCTAAACCAGCCAGTGGCGATTTAGTGATATTTCAGGGCATTATTGACGACTTTAAAGTCACCCCAAAGGATACGAAAATCGGTGATTATATCGTTGATTTTACCGCTACCGAATCGCCTACCTGGTCAAATAAGCTCAATGGGCTTTTTTATGATGCTAAAAACCTTCGTGATTTTAATACTCGTTTAGGGCGTGTCCAACGCGAATTAGGCACATTTATTGCCCTGGATGTAAATACAAGTTATTTGGCTGAACCACCCGAAAATCAGATCAGTGTGAAACAATTGGCCGAATCCCTGGTTTGGCGCCCCGGTGCCTTCCCCGCCTGGTGCCCCGATTGGAAACGCCTAGCCCCAACGGTTCACCAGCTAGATACCCCAGAAGGTGGCGCGCCATGGATACTGTCACCCAAGGTGCTAATAGACCTCGATCAAGGCATGGCCTGGACCTCCGACAACACACCCACGACCATCTTGTATAGCGCTGGTGGCCTGTTTGGAAAGAGCAAATACGCCCGTGATACCCGAGTCCTTCGTGAAACCCGTGATCAATGGGATCGCGGGAATATCGTCGAGCTGGATATCCCGTATTGCCCAGATCAGGGCGGTATTATCGGCTACACTGAGAATCATGCTGAGCTAGCGAAAGCCCAATTGGGGAGCCCCCGCCGAATCCGGCTTGACACCCGCCGAAACGCCGACTTCCTCAACACCTACTTGGGATGGGAGTGTTGGGAAACGCCTAACCGGTATATTCAGGTGACGGGGGATAAGTGGGCAACGAAATACCATGGTGAGCTGCTACTTCAGCAAACTTACTATCCAATCGGTGGGGTGCTCACCCTATACCATTGGGGTTTTACGCACGATCTTTACTGTGCTTGGGGGCCAACAGACGACGCGATAACGCCCCCACCACCACCGCCCCCACCGCCCCCGCCGCCGCCGAAGCCCACCACGTGGGCCACCACCACAACCACCTGGGCTACCACTACCGGCACTTGGAAAGGATAAAAAATTTCATGGCCACAGCCGACCCACGCAATGTCCATTACCTCAATGCTGACGGAAGCGACACGATCAGTCAATTTCCTTCGGTTCAGCGCAATAATGCAACCCGGCTATCGGAAGCGATTACGACGAGTAATGAAACCATAGCGCTTAATAGGGCATTTCGGAACGCCGCTGGGCTTCTCCAACGCTTGGGCCGGCTCCGTATCTTGAGCGTCGAGTTCCGCACCGCGTCTAGCGGTAACACCGCTCAAACCTTGATTCTCGCTAACAATTTAGCTAATACCGATAAGCCTTTAAAGACCATCTACGCCAACCTTGCCGGCACCAACGACTTACAGGAGGCAACTAGTGTACGGTGCCGCCTGGGCACCGATGGTACCCTGGTCTGTCCGGCACCAACGGTTATGCAAAATGACGCCTACTATGGGGGTCAAATAGTCTGGATTGTGGCCTAGGCCACTTCCGTATTTATAAAAAATAGTAATTGTGATATCGGTGTCGAATCAGGCTGCATCTTCAGTCGTAGCGTCTTCCATAGGTGGCTCTCCGGTTTCGAGCCAGTGTAGGTCAACTCCGGTGGCGCATGCGATAAGCATTAGCGATACCTTACGTGGATTTGCCTTGCCTACCTCGATATTCGCTATCGTTCCGCGGCTCAGGCCTGTCATCTCTGCTAGTTCTATTTGCTGTAACTCTGCGACCTCACGTGCTAGCTTGACGCGGTGCCGTAGCTGAAATCTTGGTATCAAGCCACTGGTTTCTATACTATTTAGCATGTGTAAAATACTACTCTCTAGCTAGAGTGTCTGCAATTATTTTTAGAGAAACTTAATTAATCGCACAAAATACTTGATTTGCACGGTGGGTTTGTGTATATTTCTACCCATGAGTGAATCGCGTTGGCGGCTATCGAAGGAGCATGGCCTAATTATCGACGGTGTGATGGTTTGCACGCCGCTGATGGTCTGCGCCGACGGTATTATTGTTGAAAACAACCCGTCCGGTTCTTCGTATCTACGTTTGACTATCTGTATGGATGAACCCATTGCTGTAGCATCGGATATCCCATTCAACATCGGTGCGCTGCAACCTGGTATGAAAAAGGAATCACTGGCTGACCTTGAACCCTACAGGGCTCAAGGTCATTAGGCATTTTTGAGGAAGAAATATGGACGAATACACCGATGAAGAGCTAGCCGCGATGGCCAAGGAAGCGTGGGACGAGGCATTTTGTAAACTGCCCCCGGTGCCGTACTTCGAGGCGTTTTTAGACGCCATCGAGTCCGCCGCCGAGGTAGAGAACTACCCGAACGAGCAAGTAGAGAATTTGTACTACGAGTTGGCGTTTGCTGTTCGGAAAACCGCCTTCGAGGGGCACGGGATCGACTACCTAGACAACGAACTTCGGGAAACGATGGAGCGGAAGGCCTCAAAGAAGGGGTGGTTTTTCCTAAATGACCACCTCAAAGATGCTCAGAATGAAGCCTTGCGTCTGGAGCAGGAGCGCATGCCGATAGGTGACGAAAATGCCAATGACGCGAACTAATGCCGGTTGGGAGTTCCGGCCGGCAAGAGCCGATAGCGGTATCTACTGTGACGTTTGCGGCCGGGTGTTCGCTAGGCCGGCACCACCGCCGAACCAAGCCGGAAAGCGCATCTGCCGCGATTGCCGCCAAGCCGCAAGGGAAAAGAAAACAGGAATGCTCTTTTGATTTATGTGGTTTAGGTGCCCCCGCCGCTTCTAGCCGGCGGCGGGGGCATCAGGCCCCGTAAACTGCTGCGGAACGCCTATAACTAAATAATAAATTCAGTCCTTATTCACTATACCTCCGTCCTGCTTTCTTGTATGCGTACAGGACACAACAGAAAAACAAAACAACGCATAGTCAGGATAATGTGCTTCTTACCGTAAGCACCCGGTGCACCTGACCCCGGGTGGCCACAGCTGACCTGGCCCGTCAGCTGGTGGTGTGACCTATGGAAGCCGTTCCGCAAGGAGGCGGAACGGCTACTTGGCATGGGGTGGCAATGGAAGCGGTCAAAAATGGGATTTTCGCCAATGGGGAGGCCATCTAGCCGGGAACCCCTTGGGGGTTCTCCCTAATGCTACTGCCCTAACCCCCTACTACCTAGCCCTTACCTTCTACCTATCTTGGCCTACTGGAATCACCGACCCCTACCACCCATCACCTACCACCTATGCGCCCACCTCAACCACCCACCTGTACCACCCGTATCACCTGTACTACCCCGGGGGCGAAATGCCTAAGAAAGTTTGTTGGTCAAAAGCGAAATGTATTGCGGCGCCTCATCTGTGGGATTTGGACCAGGCCGAAGCTTGGCGGGGCCACCCACTGGCAAAAAAGCCTCGCGCTGTTAGAGCACACGCTTTATGTGCCGATTGCCCCCTTATTCGGGATTGTGCCGTCTACGCGCTCACTGCCACTCCCCGAATGGCTGGTGTAGTCATGGCCGGTGTAGATATCCCCATCGCTGGTGGCGCCAAGGCGAACGCCGCCCGAAAACGCCTACGCGAGATAGCATATGGCTAGAAGTTCCCACAGAATAGGATGACGCTATGAGTAAAAAACGATATAAGGTGTTCAAGCGGCGCTTACCGGAAAACTGGATGGTAGTCACTCGCTGGAATGATTGGCCTATCAGGTACGATTGTTTCGGTTCCTTCCGTGCTGCTCATGCCTACGTGCGTGAGCAGCTGTATGGCACCCAAGACGACTACGGCTATGCCTGCTGACGGTAGGCCAGCTTGGGCCGGCCGGTATGCTACCGAACGCACCGCTGCGTGTTTGGCTGAGTTCGGCACTCGCTGCCACTTGTGCGGCGCCTACGGTGCCACTACCGCCGACCACCTAGTACCACGGGCGGCCGGTGGCAGTGATGACCTTGACAACCTTAGGCCGGCTCACCAGTCGTGCAACTCCGCGCGCCAAGACATGCCGCTAGCCGACTGGTTCCGATTGCACCCGCTTATAAGTCGGGACGGTGACGCGCCGCCGAGCCGGCGATGGTTTTTAGAACCGGCCGACCCCTAGGCAGTCCCGCGCCAGCACTCTTTTTCTCTCTTTGGCCCCCAACCCCCGGGGTCAGTACATCAACTAAACCAGGAGGTCAAACCCCATGCCGCGCCCTGATCCGAAGCGACCCCGCGAAGGCCAAGAGGCACTTTTCGAGGCCGAAGCTATCAAACAGCCCGATTGCGTTTTGCGTGGCCGGCACTCCATGGCCATGGACGCCGCCCTAGATACCGCACGCGACAATCAAGTGATTCACCCTATAGATGAAGGGATCGCCACGGTGCTTCGGGCGGGTGCTTGGGCACTCGACACTTTGGAAAAACAAGACCGACCCTACGGTCCGGCAAAACTCATTCCGGCCATGACCGAGGCGCTCACTGCGGCGCACATGACGCCCGAGAGCCGGAAGCTGGAAAGCGAAGACCTAGCCAAGCAGCTATTCGAGGACCTAGCCGCTCTAGAGGCCGACACCGAATAATGCGCACCTGGCTACCCGGCCGGGTAGAACCCCGCTACCTAACCCCTATCCCCGAGGGGGCAATAGTCGACCTCAGGGCAGTGAAAAAAGTTGCCGCCCTCATGGGTCGGCGCCCCACGTTCTACCAGGTGGAAATCCTCGAACGCCTGGTAGCCAAGTGGCCTGACGGCACGCCCGTTTTCACCACCATTCTGGTGAGTTTCCCCAGGCAGACCGGTAAAACCACGTGCATTATGGATTGGCTCATGTACGTGGCCATGACTCGCCCGTACCAAAAGCTGTGGTTCACCGCCCAGACCGGTATGGCGGCAAGGGAGCGCTTCCTAGCTGAGCTGGTAGAGCCTAGCAAAAAATACCTCGAACCCCTAGGGATTGTTGATACCAAGCTTGCCGCTGGTGCGACCAGGACAGTGGTGGTGGCCACGGGGTCCCAAATCCGCCCCATGCCGCCGACTAGCCAGTACCTACACGGTGGCCAAGGCGACAAGATCATTGCTGACGAGCAATGGGCTTTCACCCAGAAGCAGGGAAAAGACCTTATGCAGGCGGTGCGTGCTACCCAGCTGACCAGGAATAACAGCCAGATTGTGCAGATTAGCGCCGCTGGTGATGCGGAGTCCGACTACTGGCATGCCCGATTGGCCAAAGCTATTGCCGAACCTTCGCCCCGCGTGGCGGTGATCGACTACGGTGTCGGCACCTCCGCTGACCCCCAAGAGGTCACTTCCTTCACCATCGAGGACGTCCTTGCTGCTCACCCCGGTGTCGCCGCTGGTCTATGCACCCGCGAAAAAGTCCTAGAGCCCCTAGAGAACGAAGACATGGACTTTAACGAATGGTTACGCGCCTACGGAAACGTCAGATCGAAGAACACTAGGCAGAAGGCCATTGATCTAGACGCCTATCGAGGTATCACCACGACAGTGCCGCTAGACGACGGTCCGGTCACCCTGGGGGTTGGCGTGTCCTGGGATGGTGCTACTACCGCCCTAGCCGCGGTAGGCACCATCAACCAGGGTCAGGGCGTGGGTATCGAGATTATCGACGCTCGCCCCGGCCGGCAATGGGTCATCGACACTACCCAAGAGCTGGTGCGCCGCGGTATCGCCACCGAAGTATGCGGCGATGCATACGGACCAACGAAACGCCTAGCTGACCAGCTGGCCATTGCCATGTCTGAGCATTGGAAACCCCTATCCACCGATGAAATGATCGCCGCCACCGAAGACTTTCTACAGGCGTTGGACCAGGAAGCAGACACCATGCCTATCCGAGTCCGCCGCTGTGCCGGTGTCGAATACGAACTAGACGTAGCCGAACTCCGCAACGTTGGCGAAAAAGGGCGAATGTTCAGCAGACGCAATAGCGCCGCTGGCACCGCCCGCCTAGAAGCCGGCCTAGCCGCCCTTGCCGGCTACCAAATCCCCGAGACCGCCATTCCCGAGCCGTTTATTGGATAAATTATGCGAAACCAAAAACGTAAATCACCAGCAATTGATGCCACCGACCATACTATCCTCATCACTTGTGATAAATGTGAGTGGCGAGAACTGCATGATGACCGCAATTCCGCCTGGTATGCCCTAGCGCGCCACTTGAAAACCGGCCATAATGACCCCTATGCCGCTAAAAGTGCCGCCCGAAATATCTACCGTAACCACAACGAATAGCCGGTTTGTCACCCCCATGCCGCATGATTAGTGCATGGGGTTCTTCGAGAAAGTAAGACAGGCACTCCCCCTCCCCGCCCTAGCGGCGGGTAGCCTCGAAGTGCCCTACGCCAGTGCCTGGGCTGACCCAAACCACCTCATCACGGTTGGCACACCTGACCTGCTACCAGAGTCAGTAACCCGTGATGTTGCTATGAACGTTGCCGCTCTAGCGCGCGCCCGCCGCATCATTGTCAGCAGCATAGCCAGATGCCCCCTAGTAGTGCACGATGATGACGGACCTTTACCGGACCAACCAGCATGGGTGAGTGGCACCAGCGGCCCCATTTCCCCCTATCACCGTATGCTGTGGACTGTCGATGATCTACTCTTTTACGGGTGGTCGCTGTGGGCAGTAAAGCGAAACCCGGCCGGTGCCGTTGTCGCCGCCGATCACGTGCTCTACGACCACTGGGGATTTACACCCAGCGGCGAGGTGTTTTTCGAGGGCGAAGAGATAGCGCCCGAGGACGTTATTCTTATCCCCGGCTCCGACCAGGGAATCTTGCGCTATCCCGCCGCTATCAGGCATGCCGTACAAGTCGCTGACGCCGCCGCAAAAGCCGCCGCTCACCCTGTTGCTCACACTGAACTGCACCAGATCAACGGTGAACCACTCACTGACCCCGAGAAAATCGACAAACTGATCGACGCTTGGAACCGAGGCCGGCAACGTAAAAACGGCCCCGTTGGCTTCACAAACAGCTCTATTCAGGCAATTGACCACGGCAGTTACGAATCCCACCTTCTGGTGGAAGGCCGGAATGCCGCCGCAATTGACATCGCCCGAGTCTGTGGCATACCAGCTATCCTGTTAGATGCTTCCCTGGCTGACTCTAGTATCCGTTATTCCAATATGGATGCGCGCAATGTTGAGCTAGTCGACTACTGCCTTGCATCATTTATGGCGCCTATAGCCGCCCGTCTAGGCATGGATGATGTTGTTTCCCCCGGCCAGAGTGTGGAGTTTGACCTTGACCATCTGACCCGCCTCGATCCTAACAGTATCGCGCCGCCCGATGACGCCTACCGCCCCCGCGGTGTCCCCGCTACCAACGAACTAACCCAGCTAATTGACTAAAGATTATGGATTTTCAAACACTAGAACCTGACCTGTACTGCCTGATGAACAAGCACTACACACCAGGCCGGCCTGGTCCCATCAAATATTTGGTGATCCACCACAATGCTGGTGTGGGTCTCAGCACCGCCGATTGCTACCGGATTTGGCAAGACCGTGAGGCTAGCGCCCACTACCAAGTAGAGATGGACGGAACTATTGGCCAGTTGGTGAACGATTGGGACACCGCCTGGCACGCTGGAGACGCCGCCGCGAACAGCTGGTCAATCGGTATCGAGCATGCTAACACGGGTGGCGCCGCCGAAGACTGGCCTATCAGTCAGGAAACTATCACCGCAGGCGCTCACCTGGTTGCCGCTCTATGCCACGCCTACGACCTGGGAAAACCCGCATGGTTTAACAACGTTTTCCCACATTCGCATTTCTACAGCACCAGTTGCCCACACCAGCTAGCCGGTGCCTACCGCGACCAATACATGAGTCTCGCTGAAGAATTTTACTTCAGCATGCAAGCAGGAACCACACCACAAGCAGGAAAAATGACAAACTTTACCGAAGCTGATAGGCAACTACTCCGCGAAAATAACGAGCTTTTGCGGGTTATCCGCGACCAGATTTGCGGCCCCGGTAGTGGTTTCCCCGGTTGGCCACAAACCGGTGGCCGGACCCTGGTGGATACGGTTGCTGCTATCGGTGCCACCCAGGGTATTGATGGTTGCCGCGACACCAAGAAAGCCAAGTGACGCATGGGCCTTCTTGATCTAGCCACTGGCTACGTTTTGGGCTTCGGTACGGTGACCATGTATCAAATGATTTTGGTATACCGTCTGCGTCTTGAGCTGCGGAAACAATCTGCGAAGTTTCCCAATGGCTGAGCGCCCGCCAACTCAAATCCGTTATCCATGGCGTTCGGTGATCCGTAGTGTTGCCGTGACCACTATCGCGCTGCTACCGGTGCTACCAGAGATAGCCAAGGTGGCGGGTGTAGAGACCGTGCCGCTGGTGGCTTCCACCCTGGGGATCGTGGCGGTTTTGCAGCGGATAATCACGATCCCTGAAGTCGATAAATGGTTAACTAGCACGCTGAACGTTGGGGCTAGGAAACGCCAAGAACGCCAAGAAGAAGGAGAAGGAAATGCCAAGTGATGAAACCATCAACGGTGACGCCGCCCCCGCCACCGTTTCGTGTAACGAGTCCGAACGAATCATGGAAGGCCTGGTGCTCCCCTGGGGCGATACCGGGGCAACCGCTACCGGAAGTTACGTATTTCCCCGCGGTAGCCTTGATATTCCTTCCAACATTGAGCGGGTAAAGCTGCTATCTGAGCATTCCCGCCCCGGCCACCAGCCCAAGGCCATTGGCCACGCTATCAGCGCCGAAAACACGCCCGAAGGCCTAGTCATGCGCTTTCAGCTAGGCAGTAGCGCCGCCGCCACCGAAGCCCTCACGAACGCCGCCGAACACATCATTGATTCCTTCAGCATCGAGGCGGTAGGTGTCCGCCGCACCGGTGGCACTATCGAGTCTGCCCTGCTCAAAGCCGTAGCGCTGGTGCCCTTCCCAGCGTTTGAGAAAGCCAAGGTATATGCCGAGTCCGGCGCCACCGAAGAGAAAGAAACCAAAGAAATGACCCTAAGTGCTGAAGATATCGCTGCTATCGCCGCGAAAGTCACCGAGAACCTCAGTAGCGCCCCCGCCGCCCCCCGGAATAAAATTCCGGCTGGTATCCCAGGCGGTAAGGACGCCACCAAGCGGGAAGTTATCACCGCCGCCCACGCCGCCGAGACAATCCTGGGAATCCACACCGGTGAAATCCCCGATGAAGAGATTCAAGCAGCCCTTGCCGACATCAAGGGCTCAGATTCAATCGTGACCCAGCCTAAAGCGTGGCTGGGTGAATTGTGGTCCGGTGTTGTCTACCAACGCCGCATTATCCCACTAATCGCCACTAAAGCCCTAACCGGCCGAAAGGCTATCGGTTTCCGCTGGAAGAAGGACACCGATAGCGGAAAACTGCTCAAGCCTGGTGTTGCCAAGTGGTCCGGCAATAAAACCGAGATTCCCACGCAAAAAGCCCAATGGGAAGAAGTGTCAATGGATGCCCAGCCCTGGGCCGGTGGCAATGACCTTGACCGTCAGATTTTTGATTTTAACGAGTCCGAAGCGCTGCTGGCCTACTGGCAAGCCATGAACGAATCCTACGCTTTTGAGACCGACCGTGACGCTGGAAAGTTCCTGGTAGACCACGCGACCGACATTCCCGAAGTCGCCCAAGACATTATCCGCGCTATCACGATTGGCGCTATCCGCGTTGATGAAGCGGTGCATGTCCCCGCCGCCTACGCCATTGTCAACCCCCGTGACCTCGAAAAAGTCCTCAAGTACTCTCAGCTGGATGTTCCGCACTACATGAGTCTGACTCCGGTATCCGAACCGGCAACATGGACTACCTCAGAGTTCGTCGAATCCGGCACCGCAATTGTCGGTTGTAAGGACGCCACAACATTCTTCGAGCTCCCCGGCTCCCCACTGCGTGCCGAGGCTGAGCATATCGCCCATGGCGGCCGAGACGTAGGGCTGTTTGGCTACACCGCTCACATGCTCAACCGCGGTGAAGGCCTGGTCAAGGTACATTTCAATAATGCCTAAAGTAGAAAGTTCAGAGGTGCTGGCTTGGCTTGGTGTCGAGGCGGTAGGTGACACCTCAGAAGAGCAAGCACTGAAGGGGATTGTAGCGGCGGTTAACGCCACTGTGACGGATTGGCATGGTAACCCAGACGCCTGGTCCGACCGGATTCATACCGGCGCCGTCATGCTTGCCGCCCACTTGTGGCGGCGCCGTGCCACCCCCGGTGGTGTAGCAGCCCTGACAGACGAAGGCACTACCTATGTGCAGCGCCACGACCCCCAAGCCGCCATGCTGCTAGGCCTTGGCGGCTGGACTGCCCCGGCGGTGGGCTGATGAACCCAGACATTATCCCGATGCATCTAGGGAAGCTAGCCAAAGAAGTTAATAATATCGGTATTTCCGCGACGGTTAACCCCAACCGTATCAGTATTCCTGGTGCATGGGTCGCCCTGAAGGACATGGAAATCGAGTCCATGGCCCGCGGTGAAGTTACCGCCGAAGCAAGCGTGTACCTGGTTGCCGCCGACTGGGGCACCACGCTAGCGGTGGAATACCTCATGAGTATGCTAGACGACCTGCTAAACCTGCTGGAAACCCGATACCCAACAAATGTTGAGATCACCACAATTACCCTCCCTGCTATTGGGCAAACCCCCTTACCTGCCGTTGAGGTCACCTACGAACTGAAAGGAACATAATAATGGCGAATGTCAACACGCTAGATAGCCGTATCTCTACCGGCCCCGGAAAGCTGGTTTTTGGTAAAGCCGGTGCCCAGAACGAGTTTTCCGCCCTGGTCACCAAGGCCGAACTGAACCCCTCCGTCAATACGGAGGACGGCAAACACGTGCTATCCGGTGACTACGCACCAGGTAAAGATACCATCACATGGACCATGGAACTTACATGCTTCATCAACTTGAAACGGAATGGCATTTGGGATTGGTGTTTCACCAACCGAGGTAAAGAAGTCGAGTTTGAGTTCCGGCCGGTAGAAGGCGAAAAATCCGCGAAGTTCACCGGCACGGTCAAAGTCCGTCCCCTAGGCGTTGGTGGCGAAGTCAATAAGGAAATGAGCAAGGATTTGACTTTCCCCCTGGTTGGGGAGCCAACCTTTACGCCTGTTCAGGAACCGTAGGGTTGTCCGGCCATGTTGATGTTTCCGCCGAGGTTGAGGGGCTGAAAAACCTCCGCCGCACTATCCGGCAAGCAGGCGGCGACACCAAAGATCTTCGCAATGCCAATCTCGCCGCGGCGCAGACCATCGTACCGATAGCGGCCGGTTTGGCACCGAAGGTGTCCGGCCGGTTGGCGGCGAGTATCAGGGCGGGTGCTACGCAGAAGGCCGGCATGGTCAGGGCCGGCCGGAAACTTGTACCTTATGCAAACCCCATTCACTGGGGTTGGCCGAAACGCGATATCGAGCCGAACCCATGGATCGCTACCGCCGCCGCCGCCAATGAAGAACTTTGGCTCAAAGTCTATGAGCAGCATATTGACCGTATTTTAGGAAAGATTGAAGGAAAGAAGCGATGAAACTAACAATCAATGTCCGGTACGTCAACGGTGAAGAGATTGCCGTGACGCCGATCCTGTCCGATCAAATCGCGTTTGAACGCACCGCCCGACTCCGCGACTGGGGCACAGCAACCGATAGCCCACTGACGTTCGCTGCTTTCCTGGCCTGGAAAGCGTTACAGCGCACCGGCAAAACCGAATATAGTTTCGAGGAATTTTTAGAGAGTGTCGAGACACTAAGCCAATCGGATGGTGAGATGGGTTTAGCCCCTACCGAGGCGACGCCTGTCGAGTAATCGCACTGCTAGCGGTGAATACCGGGATTCCGCCCAGCGTGCTGCTAAAGGAGGAGCCGGAATGGATAGACACCATGCTACAGGTCATGGCTGAGCAGGCAGAAGCTGCGAAAAAGAGATAAGGAAAAAGGCTGGTGGCGGGGAAAAAAAAGTCAGCAATCCTGTCGGTCAATATCGTCAGTGATGCCAACACCAAGGGGTTCACCGAGGCGGCGCGTGCCGCCCAGAAAATGGCGGCCGATATTAACGCATCGACTGCCCAAGCCGCTGGTATGGCCACCAAGATAGGCGGCCTGACCACCGGCATTACCTCCCTTGTGTCTATAGCCGGTGGCGCCATTGGTCAGGTTGCTGCTGGTGCTACCGCGCTAGCCGCGGTAGCCGGCCCCGCCCTGGGTGCCGTGGTGCTGGGCTTCGATGGTATCAAAGAAGCCGCCGAAGGGCTCAAGGAACCGTTCGATGGCTTGAAGGAATCTGTATCAGGCGAGTTTGCCGCGGCGTTGGAGGAGCCCTTCGAGAACTTGGGTGGGCTCATCACCAATCTGGAAGAGCCTATGGCTGGCCTGGGTGCCTCCGTGGGCAATCTGATGGGTGGCCTGGTTGATACCATTGTCAGCAATCAAAGTGAATTGGAGAAGCTCATCGCTTCCGCTAGCGAGTTCACCGACGCCATGGGACCAGGGTTAAATACTCTGCTGGAAGGTGTGTTATCTATTGGCACCGGCTTGGATGGTATAGCCGGTGACTTCGGTGCGGCGTTCGGCGGCGTCCTAGAGGTGTTGGGTGAAAAATTCCAAGAGTATGCTTCTAGTGGGGCGACTACTGCCCTGATTCAGGGCATGATCGAAGCCTTGGGGGGCCTGTCTGATTTGATAGGCCCCTTGCTGGATTTGATTGTTGAGCTGGGCATTGCCCTAGGCCCTAGCTTTGGCGGTATTCTTTCCGCCCTGGGGGAGATTATCGCCCAGCTGGTGGAGCCGCTTTCCACTATCGCCCAAGTAGCTGGTCAAGCCTTGGTTGAAGCGCTGAACGCGCTGGCGCCAATGTTTGGGCCGATAGCTCAGGCGATTGCTGATCTAGTAGTAGCACTCGCGCCGCTGTTGCCGTCGATTGCTGAGCTGGTCGCGTTCCTGGGCACCGCGTTGGCCGAGGCAATTAGTGCAGTTGCCCCGCTGGTTGGGGACATTTCCAACTTGCTGGGTGAGGTGTTCCGCATAGCCATTGACGCCTTGACGCCGATTATGCCGGTCATCATCGAGTTGATTCAGACGCTGGCTGGTGTTGCCTCCGCCCTGTTGCCGTCGATCGCTGAGCTGGCCAGTGTGTTGTTCCCCGCGTTTGCCCAAATCATGGAAGCCATTGCCCCGATCTTAGGTGACATTGGTGCCCTGATTGGCGACGTGCTGCGCATGGCCATTGAAGCAGTGATCCCGCTGATTCCGGTGATCGTCGATACGATCCGCATTCTGGCTGACGTCGTGGCCATGCTGATTCCGGTGATCGCAGAGGTCGCACAGTTCCTGTTCCCCGCCCTAGCTGAGATTCTGCAAGTGGTCGCCCCGCTGCTACCTGATCTGGCTAATCTGATAAAGTCCCTGATTGAGGCTTTGTTGCCGATTATTCCGCCCCTGATGCAAGTTGCTGAGGCGCTGTTCCCCGCACTGGTGCGGATTATTGAGCTGATTATCCCGATTATCATTCAGGTGGCTGATATCTTTGTGCAGCTGGTGCAGGCGCTCACGCCGTTGTTGCCGCCGCTGGCTGATTTGATTACTGAGTTGCTTCCGCCCATTGTTGAGCTGATGGAGGCGATAGCCCCGGCAACGTCTGCGGTGGTCGGCATTGTCGGGAAACTCGCTGTGGCGCTGGCTAAAGGCTTGGTGGATGCGGTGATTGCCATTGGCGGTAAGCTGGGTTGGCTAAAAGACCTGTTCTTTAAGATTATTGATGTCATCAAGAAGGCGTTCCAGTGGATCACTGATTTTCTGGATGCTGCTGGTGATGCTGGCGGTATCTTCGGTGGCGGCGGTAGCTTTGGCGGTGTAGGCGGCGGTGGCGGTGGTTTCGTTGGCGGCGGCGACGATGGGACGTTCCATGGGGCCGGTGGCGGCGGTATTGGCGCCGCCTTCCACAACCTACTAAACCGACCCTTGCCAACGCCCCAGGTGATTAACAACTTTGAGATCACTATCAACGGCCCCATCGACGCCCTAGAGACTGGCCGGAAGCTTCGTGAGATTCTTGACTACTACGATGAGAGGATGAAGCGCTGACATGGGTGTGATGGCGAACCTGCTACAAATTTCGATCTTTCCGCCGAACAGCCAATGGAACCTGAACCTAAGGGCGGTAGTTGACGGTCTCACGATTAACTGGGGGCGTACGAATCTTTATCGCGCACCAGCAAATCGCACATGCCAGTTTCAAATGCTCATGGAGCATGTTACTTTAACGCGGGTAATGCAAAAATGGGTCAATTCGGAATTAATAATTACGGCTAA